CTGGTGTTCCGCCTGGCGCGGCAGGAGCGCGACGTCTGGGTCAATTGGCCGGCGCGGGTGGCGGCGCTGATGGCGGCCGATCTCTCGGCCTCATGCAGCGAAGCGTTAGGCCAGGAAATCGTCGTCGAGCCCGCCGCGATGCAGAAGGCTCTGGAAAAGCATGTCCGATCCCAGCTCGACGACCTCGCTGAGATCCAGCCCGATCTCCGCTGAGGACGCGGACGCGCTGGCCTTCGATGGCGCTAGGGATGTCCTGCGGGCGTGGCTCGGGGGGCTGCGGCCCGACCCGGACCTGACGGTATCGGAATGGGCGGACCGGCACCGCAAGCTGTCGTCGCGCGCCTCGGCCGAGCCGGGGCAATATCGGACAATGCGCACGCCCTACATGGGCGAGATCATGGACCGGCTCTCGCCCGGCGACCCCACTCAGCGGGTCGTGTTCATGAAGGCCGCGCAGGTCGGCGCGACCGAGGCCGGCAACAACTGGATCGGCTTTGCCATCCACCAGGCGCCGGGGCCGATGCTGGCAGTCCAGCCGACGGTTGAGCTCGCCAAGCGGAACTCTCGCCAGCGGATCGACCCGCTGATCGAGGAGAGCCCGGAGCTCAGGGAGCGGATCAAGCCGGCACGCTCGCGCGATGCGGGCAACACCATGCTGTCCAAGGAGTTCGGGGGCGGCATCCTGATCATGACGGGGGCGAACTCGGCGGTCGGACTACGGTCCACGCCGGCGAGGTACATCTTCCTCGACGAGGTCGATGCCTATCCGGCCTCGGCCGACGAGGAAGGCGACCCGGTCACGCTGGCCGAGGCGCGCTCGCTGACCTTCGCGCACCGGCGCAAGGTGTTCCTGGTCTCGACGCCGACGATCCGGGGGCTCTCCCGGATCGAGCGGGAGTTCGAGACGTCCGACCAGCGGCGCTTCTTTGTGCCGTGCCCCCATTGCGGGGCGATGCAGTGGCTGAAGTTCGAGCGGCTGCGCTGGGAGAAGGGCCGGCCGGAGACGGCCGAGTATCACTGCGAGGGCTGCGATGCGGCCATCGCGGAGCACCACAAGACGGCGATGCTGGAAGCCGGCGAATGGCGCGCGACGGCCGAGGCGGCGGATCCCGGCACCGTCGGCTATCACCTCTCGGCGCTCTATTCCCCGGTGGGCTGGCTCGGCTGGGACCGGATCGCGCGGGCCTGGGAGGCGGCCCGAGGCTCGGACGAGGCGATCAAGGCGTTCCGCAACACGATCCTCGGCGAGACCTGGGTCGAGACCGGCGAGGCACCGGACTGGCAACGGCTGGCGGATCGCCGCGAGGCGTGGACGCCGGGCACGGTGCCTGCGGGTGGCCTGTTCCTGACGGCCGGGGCCGACGTCCAGAAGGACCGCATCGAGGTCGATGTCTGGGCCTGGGGCAGGGGGCTTCAAAGCTGGCTGGTTGATCACATCGTGCTCGAGGGCGGCCCGGGCGATCCGGCGTGCTGGCAGCAGCTCACCGATCTGCTGGGGCGCACATGGGCGCATGCCTCCGGCCAGCACCTGACCATCTCGCGGCTCGCGATCGACACCGGGTTCGAGACCAGTGCGGTTTATGGCTGGGCGCGGCAAGTCGGCTTCGCGCAGGTCGCGCCCGTGAAGGGGCTCGACGGGTTCAACCGGGCGAGCCCGGTGACGGGACCGACCTATGTGGACGCGACCGTTGCAGGCAAACGCCTGCGGCGCGGCGCGCGGCTCTGGACGGTGGCCACGGCGACCTTCAAAGCCGAGACCTACCGCTTCCTGCGCCAGGAGCGTCCGGCTGAGGAAGAGATCGCGGCGGGTGCACCGTTTCCGCCCGGAACGGTCCACCTGCCGTCCTGGGCAGACAGCGAATGGCTGAAGCAACTGACCGCCGAGCAGCTGGTCACGGTGAAGGGCAAGCGTGGCTTCGCAAAGCTCGAATGGCAAAAGCTGCGCGAGCGCAACGAGGCGCTGGACTGCCGGGTCTATGCCCGCGCCGCCGCCTGGATCGCGGGCGCCGACCGTTGGTCGGAGGCGCGCTGGCAGGACCTGGAGCGGCAGTTTGTCGTCGAAGCCAAGTCCGAGGTGGGTGAGGCAATGGCGAACTCCCTGCCGCGGCCATCAGCGCGGCGGCGAACGGTGCGCTCGAGGTACATGGGGTGAGGCTCAGCTTGCCAGCGTGCGTTGAACGATACTCGGATCCTTGTCGATCAGGGCAAGCAGGACGCGGGCCGGGCCTTCCGGCGAACGCCGGTGCTGTTCCCAGTTCAGAAGCGTGGACTTCTTCACGCCGATGCTTCGGGCAAATTCGGCCTGCGAGAGGCCGGTGCGGGCGCGGATGGCCTGAACGTCCGCGTCGGGAATGTCGATCTCGTGGATCGTGACCGCCCCTTCGCCTTGGGCATGGGCAATGGCCTCCTTGAGGCCCTGTTCGATGCTCTTGAATGCGTCGCTCATCTTGCGCTCCTGTAGCTCTCGGCCAGCTGCTTGCCGAGGGATTTGACGGTTTCCGTCTCTGCCCTGGTCAGATTGGCCTTTTCGTTCTTGGCGAAGACGGTGATCAGAAAGACCGGAATGCCAACGTCGCCGCCGTAGAAGTGAATGACACGATATCCGCCGCTCTTGCCGCCACCATCGCGCGCAAAGCGCACCTTTCGGACACCACCGCCAAGCGAGACCCCGGCTGTGGGGTTGCGGGCAATGGAATCGATCAGCGCCATACGTTCCTCGTCGCTCATGATGGCGCGGGCGCGGCGTTGAAACTCGGGCGTTTCGGCGACAGTCACGATGGTCATACCTGCATGTATGCGCCAATGGCGCATATGTCAATGACGCACCAAAGGGATTGTTCATGTCTGATCCTTCAACCCTCCGCTGCCGCCGCGATGCGCTCTCGGCGCAGCGGTCCTCGGGCGTGGCGCGGGTGAGCTATGACGGCAAGACCGTGGAGTATCGCAGCGTGGCGGAGATCGACCGGGCGATCGAGGCGCTGGACCGCGAGATTGCCGCGGCGGAGGGCCGGCGGATCGTCAGGCAGCTGCGCGTGACGTCAACGAAAGGGCTGTGACCCCATGGGGCTGTTCGACCGCTTTCGCCGCTCCGGCCGGGGCGGCTCGGAAGCCATGCGCGCGCGCCTCGAGGGCGCGATGTCCCGGCGGCGGCTGCGCGGCTGGAACCCGCCGCTGGAAAACGTCAACGCGCTGGTCGCCTCGGGCGGCCCGAAGCTGCTGGCCCGTGCCCGTGAGCTGGTGGTCACCAATGGCTATGCCGCCAATGCCTGCGAGGCTTTCGCCGCCAACCTCGTGGGCGACGGCATCAAGCCCTCGTCGCTGATCGAGGACGCGGAGCAGCGCGACTGCGTCCAGCGGCTCTGGCTCGCCTGGACCGACGAGGCCGACGCCGACGGGCTGACCGACTTCTACGGCCTGCAGGCCATGGTCGCGCGTGAGATGTTCGTCGCCGGCGAGTGCTTCGTGCGGATGCGGCCGCGCCGGGCGGAGGACGGGCTGCTCGTGCCACTGCAGCTGCAGCTTCTGCAGTCCGAGATGCTGCCCTTCGAGAAGACCGAGACGGCAGAGGGTGGCAACCGCATACGCTGCGGGATCGAGTTCGATGCCATTGGCCGACGGGTGGCCTATCACTTCCGCCGCCGCCACCCGGGAGACAGCACGGATCAGCGTGTGGCGGTGCCAGAAACCGTCCGCGTGCCGGCCGAGGACGTGCTGCACATCTACCGCCCGCTGGATGCGGGCCAGATCCGCGGCCTGCCGCATGTCGCACCCGCCATGGTGCGCCTGTTCCTGCTGGACCAGTACGACGACGCCGAGCTCGACCGGAAGAAAACCGCGGCGATGTTCGCGGGCTTCATCACCAAGACGGCGCCGGAAGAGCCGATGATGGGCACGGAGGAGGCTGACCTGGACGGCGCGGCCAGCGCCAGCCTCGAGCCCGGCACCCTGCAGGTGCTGCTGCCCGGCGAGGATGTGAAGTTCTCGAGCCCGGCGGATGTGGGCAGCAGCTACGAGGCGTTCCAGTACCGGACGCTGCTCGGTGTCGCGGCCTCGCTGGGGCTGCCCTATCACCTGGTCACCGGTGATGTGCGCCAGGCCAACTACTCGAGCCTGCGCGCCGAGCTCGTGGAGTTCCGCCGGCGGGTGCAGCAGCTCCAGCACGGGGTGATCGCGCATCAGCTCTG